TTAACAACAACCGAGACCAAGCAACCGAAGTAGTTGACATTCCGCTAAACGATGCTCCACAACATTACGAATATCTTTCGGACGAATGTATGCGTAAAATCATGCTCGGACATAATGTAACTTCGCCTTTACTTTTTGGGGTTTCAAGTTCAAATGGATTCTCGAGCAACGCGGACGAATTAAAGAACTCTTTCGTGCTTTATTACAACATGGTTGTACGTCCATATCAAGAATTAATCTTAGATGCCTTAGATACGATTTTAGCCTACAATCAAATCAGTTTGAAACTATATTTTGAAACCTTGAAACCGCTCGAATTTATGGACGCTAGCGGTAAGGTAGAAGAGGAAGTAGCGCTAAGCGCGGTAAATGAATTACAAAGCATTTTAGACGAGGTAGACCGCAACCAATTAACCGAAGAATGGGTAGTAGTTGACGAGCGCGAAGTAGGCGAGAACGAGGAAGAATTAGACGAAGCGCTTCTAAACGCCGAAACTGAATTCGAACCTAAGGTTAGTTTGCTTTCAAAGTTGGTGAACTTGGTTCAAACGGGTAATCCTATGCCGCAGTTAAAGAGTTCACAAGATAGAAAAGTAGGTGATTTGAAGTACTTTAAAGTGCGTTACAAATACACGGGCAACCCGCAACCTGAAAGAGACTTTTGTGCGGCAATGATGTCGAATACTGATAGGCTTTTTAGAAAGGAAGATATCGACATGATGAGTAAGAGAGCGGTAAACCCTGGTTTTGGTGAAGGCGGCGCAAATACTTACGATATTTTCAGGTTTAAAGGCGGTCCGCGATGCCATCACAAATGGGCGCGGGTAACTTTTATGCTTGACTTAAATAAGATAGAACAAGGATACAAGGAAATAGGAACAAGAGCGGCGGAAATTAAGGGCTACAAAGTAACGAATCCATACGAAGTTAGTGTTTACCCTAACAACCTACCTAAAAAAGGATTTAGCCCACGAAATAAGAACCTACCAAGAGACGCGAGATAATGGCAGAAGCACTATTAATAACGAGAGATGATTTAGTACGTTTAACCGCGTTAGGTGGCAACGTCGATACTGATAAATTCATTCAGTTCGTCAAAATCGCACAGGATATTTATATTCAAAACTACCTTGGGACTAATCTACTAAATAGGTTTAAAACCGACATTGAAAATAACACTTTAGCCAGTCCTTATTTAGAGTTGTTAGAGACGTATGTAAAACCTATGTTAATTCATTGGGCAATGGTTGAATACTTACCCTTTGCGGCGTACACAATCGCGAATAAAGGAATGTACAAGCATAATAGCGAGAATGCGACGAACGTAGAAAAAAACGAAGTCGATTATCTTGTAGAAAAGGAACGTTCAATTGCACAGCATTACACACAACGTTTTATTGACTACATGGGTACTTATAGTGCGACGTTTCCCGAATACAATGATAACAGCTCACCTGATATGTTCCCCGATACAAACAACTTTTTTCGCGGTTGGTATTTATGAAAGCATACAAGCCTAAACATACGAACGTACAAAAATTAACAAGTTATATCAAATTGATAAGTAATGAAGACTATATCCGAGTTTCCACAAGCGACAAGCCTAACAAATCAAGACCTATTATTAATAAGCCAATTCGACGGAGTTAGTGCGTACGAAAATAAATACATAACCGCCAACCTTGCTGAAAGCGTAAGCAAGAAAGAATTCATTGCAAGTATTGAGCAGTCGGGAGTATCCGCGCCTACTATTACCGTGATTAAAGACGATTTTGGGGATACATATTCTACGCTTTATGTTGGTGTTGGGTCGTATGAAATTTCGGGTTTCAATGGTGAGTTAACAGGTGACGAAGAAATAAGTGTAAACGTCAACAATTTACCTTTGTCTGTTTTCATGCGAACGGGTAACGTAAGCACGACAAACATCTACATTAATACATCGGACGTTTCTACCACACTAATAGACGGAGCAATTATAAACGCTACTTACATACACGTTACAAAGTACCTATAATGAAAGCATATCTAACAACTCTTTTAGGCGGTTTAGCCGCACTTTTAACACCGATTAAGCCTCTTATATTAATGGCGTTCTTTGCGATTGTTTTAGATACGTATTTTGGTATTTGGAAAACGGTACGTAAAGACGGATGGAAAGCGGTACGAAGTAGAAGACTAAGCGACACAATTACTAAAAGCCTTTTGTACGTCGGTGCAATTATCGTTATTTTCCTTGCTGAAAAATTTATACTTGCGGACGTGTTCGAGAATTACACAAGGGTTGAATTCATGCTTACTAAATTGTTTACGCTTTTCTGTTTAATGACCGAGGTAAAATCGATGTCCGAGAGTTACAAAGAGGTGACGGGTAAAAACCTTTGGAGGGCGTTTTTTACATTCGTACAACGAACACGCGAAAATCGTAAATAATGGCGTTAAAGTCTACATGGCGTAAAGTTGACGAACTCGAAGAGGGAAAACAAGACAACCTTGTTTCGGGTACTAACATAAAGACGGTTAATTCTACTTCATTGCTTGGAAGTGGAAACGTATCTGTTCAAGAAACGTTAGTAAGTTCTACCAACATTAAAACGATTAACGGAAACTCGATACTTGGAGCGGGTAACCTTACCATAAATAACAGCCCGTCGTTGGGTATCGTTACAGGAACGAACGTAACAAATACGACAGCATTCACAAAGAGTGCGACTATTACCATTCCCGCAAATACGATTAGCGCTAACACGGTGTTAGAAATCGAAGCGAGGGCAATAAGAACAGTTAGCACCAATCACACGATAGGGTTTCAAATGTACATTAATACAAGCGATACTTTAACGGGTGCAACGTTGTTAGGCGCATTTTTAACATTAGGAAACACTAACTGGTTTTCACAGGCTCGAAGGTCGTTATTTATCAATCCAACCACAAATACTTTAACAAGTATAAACGCGGGTGCTACGGTAGCCGACGATTTCGTAAATACAGGCACAAATACGGTGTTAACGTTTGATGAGACACAAACGTATTATTTAATATTCGCACTTCAACCTGCTAATATAGCGGTAACGGGAGCGGTTCAATACGCTTTTGCAAAACGATATGTATAACATTCTTAAAATAGAGGGCGGTTTTCTGTTCAACGATAGGGAATACACCTTTATAGAAATAGACGGACTTCAATACCGAATAGTGAGCGATACACAAGTTCATATTTACACCGATTGCGGGATTATCCTATTTGATTTGACTTGTAGTATTAACGAGCAAGTATTTACAGATATAAACCAATTTATTAACGAGTTATATGGTTAGAAAATACACCGACGAAGAACTATTGACGCGAGTAAAAGAACTCAAATCATTTAAGAAGATACCAAAAGGACGTTGGATTCTTGGTGTAAGGTCGAACGAAGACGTTCCGAACAAATTTGACGACAAGTTCTACGTTTACGATGGTGAGGAATTTGTAGTTATGTTAGAGGGAACTACTAACCCAGGCGTAAGCATCCTAAAAAATCATTCGTCTTTTAACAAGTTAGGCGCGGCGATTCTTAAATCTGACGAATGGTATTACGATGTTTGGCACTACGGAATGCATCGTAACCGAATCCCTGGTCTTTTACAGCGTGGCGCAAAGATGAAAGTTTACCGAGACGGTGACAAGGACAATAAAAGCGAAGAACAAGGCGTACTTCAAGAAGGGTATTTTGGTATTAACTTCCATTTGAACTCACACGACATTAACGTAAGAAACCGAAAATTAGACATTAACGGATGGAGTGCGGGGTGTCAAGTACCAAATGAACCGCTTAAATACAAACCTTTGTTGGAGTGGTTTAGGGATAACCAAAAAGTAACTACCTATTGTTTGATAAATGAATTTTAAAAAGTGGATTATGCCAAGGAAAAAGAAAAACATAAACGTCGACATAGATACTAAAAACGTAGACGTGAAAATCGAACGTAAAGACGGAGAATTAGAAGCGACAATCGACACGCCAATTTTAGACGTAACTATTGAAAAGAAAAACGACAAGTTAAAGGTCAAGGTGAAAGCCGACGAAAACCTTGTTAAAACATTTCGCAATTTACGGACTAAAAGAAGCTCCTATCAATGATAACTAAGATAAGCCGCAACGTTCACGAAATTAAAATAGAAGGTCAGGAATTCCGTTTAGCGGTGCTTTCGGATATCCATTGGGATAACCCTAAATGTGACCGCGATAAGTTAAAGAAAGACTTGGATTACTGCCTAAAACACGAAATACCAATCTTTATAAATGGTGACTTTTTCTGTTTAATGCAAGGGCGCGGAGACCACAGGAGAAATAAGAGCGACATAAGACCCGAACACAACAACGCCCGTTATTTAGATTCAATTGTAGATACTGCGGTTGAATGGTGGACACCCTACGCGCATTTACTTACGGTAATCGGATACGGAAACCACGAAACGGGAATTATCAAGTATCAAGAAACAGACCTTTTAGCGCGTTTTGTAGACCTTTTAAACTACAAGTGCGGTACTAACGTTCAAACGGGCGGTTACGGCGGTTGGTTGGTTCTTAAATTCATTATAGGCGACGAAAGTTACAAGAAGACCGCTAAGGTAAAAGTCAAGTATTTTCATGGCTCTGGCGGGGGAGGAATCATCACGCGTGGAGCGATTAATTTAAGCCGTGCTTTGGATTTATACGAAGACATGGACGTATTTTGTATGGGGCATATCCACGAAAATTGGTCGCGAAACGATATGCGCGAGAAATTGGTTCATTCGTCTATTCACGGTTACCATATCGAACACAAGCATATACACCACATGATTACAGGAACGTATAAAGACGAATACGTCGATGGCTTTGGCGGTTGGCATATCGAAAGGGGTGCGCCTGTTAAGATATTAGGCGGTCGAATTTTGAACATTTCTATTAAAAGAACCAGTAAAGCAGAGATTAAAAACGTCGATTCTATTAGCTTTCCGCGTTAATTTGTTAAAAAGTTAAAAAAAGTTGTTCAAAGATTTGGATAATTCAATCCTTATTCTTTATATTTGTGTATAACAAAAAACAAAAGACATGAAAACTTTAATTTTAACATCAAACACAAACAACCCATTTATTCACTACATGACGATAGTAAGTGAAACTGAAAAGGCTTATAAATTAGAAAACGAATACAAAACTTATTCGACATGGATACCAAAATCAGCACTTCAATTGGTAGACGAAGTGATTGAAAGCTACACCTTTAAAATGTGGTTTCGCAAATTTGACAATGGTAACGCAATTGATAAAGCATTTAGATTATTTAATTAAAAAAAACGAGGGGCGCGGCTCGGTTAACGCGCATTTTAAAACTAAGAGTTATGAGAAAAATGATTATTAAAATTTGGATTCAATACGCCGCGTTAGGCTTACTTGGATTAGTATGTTGGGAGTTTATTAAATACATGATTTGTAAATTTTAAGTTATGGAGTGCAGAGAATGTAAAGGCAAAGGTACGGTTGTAGTTCCGTCCGAATGTGGAAAAGCCGCTTCGATGTGTTGCGGTGGATGTGTAGAGAATGAAATTTGCTTTGTTTGCGATGGCGACGGCGAACTTAAAGAAGCGTTAATGGACGAAGAACTACTAAGAGCAGTGAACGTTTACGACAGGCTTTTAAAACATCGTGTTTTTCACAAGCATATTATGACTGCCATCTATGGTCACGTTAACGATGTCGAACTAAACAAAGCGTTATTATGAAAACATACCACATTACATTTTACATATCCCGCGAGGTTGAAAGTGACACGGGAGTATTATTAAGCGGAATAAGCGTAGAAGCTGACAACGTGTTAGCGGCAGTTATGGCATATATGCACAGGATGGACGAAGAAAACTTACCAGTAGTAGAAGAAATCAAATATATTTTAGAAGTATGACACCAAAAGAAAAAGCGGAAGATTTAATTGATTTATATGTAAGGGATGGGTACGACTTAGTAATGAGTGAAGATATGGCTAAACGATGCGCATTAATTGCAGTTAATGAGATAATAGAAGAGTTAATAGTTACAGATTTTTCCAATAGATTTAATTATTGGCAAGAAGTTAAACAAAAAATAAATCAAGTATGAAAACGATAGCAATAACAGGATTAATTTTAAGCGCATTTTCAAGCGTTTTAACGACAGGAAAAGCGACTTATTACGGTCAACATTGGACAGGACGTTTAACAGCGTCAGGTGAAAGATTCCACGCGGATAGTTTAACGTGTGCGCATAAGACTTTGCCGTTCGGAACGTTACTCGAAGTAACCGATTTAAACACGAAACAAAAATTAACGGTAAAAGTTAACGATAGATTACCGAAAAGTTCGGGAGTTTTGATAGATTTGACCTACGGAACAGCAAAGAAGTTTGGGATGCTTAAAAAAGGCGTTATTAAAGTGAGTATTGAAAAAGTAGGAACACGTAAAATTTACAAGAAATGAAAAAGACGTTATTAGAAACCTTGGAAGATGAGGTTAAGTACAGAATCCAAGAAGCCGAAAGAGGCGAGAATTACGAAGGGCGTAACCATTATTTGATGGGTTTGAATGGAGTATTAAGGTCTATTAAAAGTTTAAGAGAATTAGAAGATGAAAGTAACGATTGAATTCAACCTACCAGACGAGCAAATCGAGTACGAAATGCACCAAAACACGAACAAGTATTTTAACGTGATTTGGGAATGGAAGCAGTACATGAGAAACCGCCTAAAGTACAACGAGGAACACTTAACAGAAAACCAGTACTTGTTATTGGCGGAATTAGCGGACGCGTTTAACGAAATGATAAATGACCATGGATGTTCAAATGATTTCTGAGGTGTGTAATTTAATTGCCACGCTCATAATAGGAATAGTAATAGGAATGATAATAGGTTACGAAGTATGGAACAACGAGAATTAATAGAGTACGTTAGAGAATTGATAGAAAAGTACGACTTAAAGAACCCTTGTAGGCTTCAAAAGTACACCTACCCGCGTTACTATCTGTTCGCGGTGCTGAAACAAAACGCTCGAATGCCTTGGGTAGAAATTGCGCGGATGTTTGAAAAGAATCATTCAACGGTAATCCACGGATTAGAGGTACATGATATGCTTACCAAAACAAAGGACTTAGGATACAGGTATTTTACAGCGTCGATACGCGACGAAATCAAGTTACAAGAAAAAGACGAAGAACGCGACATAGCAAAAGACGTACTTTCGTGTCGAACTTACAACCAAATAAAACAACTTCAACAGAAAATTAAAGACGGATATTATGATTAAGAAATTAGTAGAAAAAGAGCAACCCTTCCTAATAATGGAAGAGAACATTTACGACGAAATAACAGCGTTTTGCGTAGTGTACGAAGGTAGGGCTTGGAACGGTAACTTCACCATCCTACAAAAGCCGATAAAGAAGAAAGAACACTTCCAAGAATTTAGGCAATTTAAGCACCTATTCAAGGTAACTAATTACGAGGGTGACGGACGGATTTACGACTTTAACGACTTCAAAAAGAATGTGGATAAAAGGTTAAAAAAGAACTTCCTAAAAACGCTTTAATTTATGAAATAGGTTTAAATTGCGCACTGGTTCGGCTTCACATTATAGAACCTTAAAAAACTTATT